CGCCGTGCAGTCTCTTGGCATTTTGGTTAGCACTAAATATTAGTTTTGGGAAATTACTGATGGAGACCCCATGTGGTAGCCACTACCTCACTAGTTTAACGCCTCAGTGTGGGCGGATGACCTAGAAATGCAATGTTGGGGCATTAGGATCCGGGATTTGACGTTGCTCATCAGTAAACGTTAGTTTATCATAATAATTTTCTAACATTAACTGTTGATCATAATCAACATCAAACGCGTTAAAGTAAGATTCTCTAGCGCTGTCAGGTATGGTAGATTGTGTTCTACACATACCCTTGGCAAGTACGCTCATGCCTGACCAAGGATCAATTTTGCTATGAATAATTTTACGTCCGCCAAGTATATTCTCGCCATTTCTCAATAGACATGAATAATAACTTGTCAAGACAGGCAACCCTAGTGTGGAAGCTAATCCACATTTTCCAAGGTTGATTAAATGTGAAGCGAAATGCTGACTATTAGGAAAGCGTTTCAATATAATTGCATCTTTTGTTAGTGAGGTGATTGGTCTGCGCACCATTAACCACTCACTACCATCAAAAATTGGTTGCGATTGACAAAACTCGATTTTCTCAAATACCTTAACAACAGGTTCTACCGAGAGTACAAATCCGCACTCGAGGAAGAATCTAGGGACGCATTCAGATACCAATGTCGTCCACTTACTATCACATATCACATGCCAGTCGTCTCCATCCACACTAATCTCATAACTGAAAGTAGGGTGTTCTTGACGCAATGTCTGGAAACATGTGAAAGCCACACAAGCCGTAATAAGGCAATTACCCAAAGCTGTGTTGTTATGACCGGAACATCTTCCTGTATAATCATATTTAATACACATGCCTTTTGGGTAGCTATAGCACTTATTTTTAACTTGGTAAGCTAATAACTGTGATAGTCGTTGTTTGTGTTTATTGAGGTGAAAGTAATTCGGGTATATAGAGTTCTCTAGTTTTAGGATTGGTTCACTACACGATTGGTCGAATCGCGTGGCATCAAATGCCAGAGCGACTGGGTCACCAAAGTTATCCCATTTCTTCCTGAGTAGCTGCCCTCTTTGCTGGGCATTTAGAGACTTAAATATGCTGCAACGCGATGGTTGTGCTAAACCACAATTTTCGCTGATCATTGTATCAATATCCTCAAATACGATATGCTCAATCTTTTTCAAATAACGTCCAACTTCCAATCTGTGTCTGGGACTAGCGGCTTGCACTATCCTTCCGATCATGTCCTCGAATGGTTTGGTCGGCTTGACTGGTAGTTTTTCTATTTTAAGAAATGCATTGATATAGGAATCTTTAATTGAATAAGGTTTGTTGATGTAACTAGCGAGAGCATTCTCCATTACCTTTCTTTTAGAGCCAACATACAATTCAACGTAATCAATACGGCTATATGGGGTCTGGTGTCCGGTAACTCTCAAATGTTCTTTCACTAATCGCCTAACTAAACTTATACTATTCATCATGGGTTGTATTGGTTTGACCCAACACCCATCTACTTTCTTGAACAGTAATCGTTCGTTAATGGCTCTCAACGTATTATGAGGAGTATCGTTGAACACCAAGAACTCAGATGTACTATCATCCTGAGAGAGTGTGTCAACTTTAAGATAAGTCTTTTGGGTATTTGCCACGACAGCTACGTGTTTGACTCGTATGCTCGTATGGAGTGGTGTTAAAAGTGGCCCACTCTCCAACATCAAACACGTGCGGACACCCCCTCAATGGAGGTGCCCGGAGTTCCCATTAGTACTCTTATTATACCACTTGTTCCACCAACGTGGAGACAAAGAGTGTACAAAGTACTCAATAGGATTAGCGCTGTCTCTCGCATTCCAAGAATTATTGATAAATTGTGGTGTCTTATGAAAGTTGGCTAAGGACTGCTCCATTGGAGTATTTATAAAATACAACTCAATGGCAGCACGTGAGCTATTGTTAAAGTCACAGTTACGTATATTGCCGTAATCCTCTTTCAATCTCTGTTTCATATT